TCCTGGCCGAGACCAGCGCGCTGCTGGCGAGCGATGCCGTCACAGCCTCTGACGCTGACCCTGACGAGACGGACGGCGCTGTCGCTGCCCCGCCTGTCTCTGCGCCCGCTACAAAGCCGCGCCGGCCGCGTAAGGTGTCTGGCTGATGTCATCGCCGTTCCGGGCCGCTGCATCGCGCGCCGAATCCGACCTCGACGCGCACCTTGCCGATCGCGTGCAGATCACGCCAATGCGTAGCACGGACTTTGCCCGCGTCCCGGACCCGGACAGGCCTGCCTTCGACGTGATCGCGCTCGTCGCGTGTGGAGAGCCGTCGGCGATCAATATTCCAAGGGTCGACATGCGCGCCGTGTCCGAGGTCTGGCACGTTGAAGTCCGCCGAGCCGAGATGGCCGGCCGCCGCGTGCGCAAGGGCGACGAGATCATTCTGCTCGACGAGCCAGGCTCGCCGCGCGTCATCGTCACCCATCTCGAACCGGGTGACCCCGACCGGGTGTGTCTCGTCTGCGGCCCGGTGTCGGAGGCCTGATCGACCGTGCTGAACCGCCTCGCTCTTCGCCTCGCCACGGTGCGCGCTCTGCGCGGCCGCACGCTGGCCGGTGACAACGTGCTTGATAGCGACATGGCGCCGATCGAGGACATCGCGCTGGAATATCCGCAGCCAGTGATCGTGGTCTACACCGACGATGGCAAGTTCATGTCGTCGGGCCGTGACCTGTTCGTGACCAGCGGCGATGCCCGTGTCGATGTGGGCTTCCAGTCGCTGGTCATCGAAATCGTCATCACGCAGCGCATGACCATGCGCGACGACGACGGCAACACGATCGAGGGCGCGGTACCGCCCGTGCTCGATGCCGCGCTGGAGTTCAACCTCGACATCATCGAGCGGCAGATTTACGCCGCGCTGATGGATGCCGACCCGGCCGCGCCATGGGCCGAAATGTGGCGCCGCTTCGTGTTTGGCATCGGCGACCGCGACAGCCAGCGCGGCTCGTCCAAACAGGACGGGTTGAGGCTGGCCGGCCGCCAGATCAAGCTGTCGGTCACAATGCCACGCGATCCAGCGCCAGGTGCTCCGGTCGGTCCGCTGTGGTCGTCGTTCCTCGCCCTGGCGGCGACCGACGCCGGCCTGACGCCGTTGCTGCCGATGATCAACGCCTGCCTCGCCGGCACGCCGTTGCCGCCTGGGCTGCAGACAGCGCGCAAGTTCGGCCTGACGCGCCACGAGACAGACTCCTTCCTGCTGACGCCACCGGGTCCGCCCGCTGCGGCGCCGCCGGAGCCGCCGGAATCTGGGCCATGAGACGCGACGCGGCCGACATCATCGCCGACCTCTACCATCGCAACGCCGAGTTGGAGCGTCGGTTTCAGAATCAGCGCCGCACTGGCACGATCGAGAGCGTCGATGCCGCCAAGGGTACCGCCCGCGTGCGGCTGTCCGAGGACCCGGCAACCGGCGCGCCGTACCTGACCACGGACATCCCGTGGAAAATGCCAGCCATGGGAGCGACGAAAATCAACATTCCGCCGAGCGTCGGCCAGCAGGTCGATGTCGTCAGCGAAAACGGCGACATGACCGACGCCACCATTGATAACTCCGTCCGGTCGAACGCCAACGCGCTGCCGGCAGCACAGCCCGGCGAAGCCGTGATCGTGACCGGCGGCACGAGGTTCTTTCTGTCCCCCGATGAGTGTCGGATCACGGCCGCCAAGATCGTGCTCGAGGGCGACGTCCACCTCGGCGCCGAGGGCGGCAAGCTCGTCCACCGCAAGGGCGATGCCGACAGCGACGGCGACCTGGCCGTCGGGTCCGCCACGAAGGTCTTCGCCGTCTGACGCGCCTGTCCGCCACGCATCCCAAACTTCGAGGAAACGCACCCATGTCCGTCAAGAAACGCTACGAAGTCGTCACGGCCGGGTTCCTCGGCGGCGACTACTACGCCGCCGGCGCGATCGTCGCATTGCACCCGGTCCAGGCGAAATACGACCTGCCGCCGCACGGTGAGATGCTGCGCGAGGTTCCAGTGGACGCGCCTGCCGATGTTCCAGCTGCTGTCCCGGCCAAGAAGCCAGCGTCCAAGTAAGCGCGATGCCCGCCATCGGTATGGACCGTGAGACCGGCCGGTATCGAGCCGGCTGGGAGCACGTCGCGCAATCGCTGGCCGACATTCTTTCGACGCCACGTCTGTCGCGCGTGCTGCGGCGCTGGTATGGCGCCGACACCACGAAGCTGATCGACGCACCGATGACGCAATCGACGCTGACGCAGGTCTATGTCGAGATCGCCGAGGCTCTTGATCGCCACGAGCCGCGCTTCGAATTGCGCCGTGTGGTGTTCGATCGAGCCGGCCCGGACGGCGTCGCCCAAATCCGGCTTGCCGGTGTCTACTTTCCCAATGGCCACAAGGGCGACCGCACGCCGGAGAACGGCGCAGAGCGGTCGGTATCCCTGATCGCCATATCCGAATCGTCGTGGAGGGCCGCCGCTTGAGCGCGTACACGCACCAGACGGTCTCGGCGCTGCCCAATCCGCTGCAACCGAACCACGTCTACTATGTCGCGCGCGCTGGCGACGTTGGTTACGACATTCTGATCACCGACGCTGCTGCCGCGCCGATCGCGCTGCAAATGGCGTTGATTAAGGGTGATCCCGGCGGATCGGAGATGGTGACCGCCTGCGCCAACGCGGCGGCTGCAGCCGACATCAGCGCCGACGCCGCATCTGCGGCTGCCGTCCTGGCGGCGGCTGCCGAGCAGCGCGCCACGGCCGCCATCGTGCTGTCGGACGCCGATCGGATATTGGTCCAGGAGACCTTCGCGGCGTTTATGGCGGCGTCGAACGCGGGGGCAACGGTTCCGCCGCTGGCGGCGGCGGCCGCACTGTCCGCCGATGAGGCCGAAGCAGCCGCCGCCACTGCCGTTGCGGCTGCTGACGAAGCCGGGGCGGCCGCAGCGGCGATCCCGGCCGGTGGCGCTGCAGGCCAGGTGCTGACCAAGGCCTCGGCGACCGATCGGCACATGGTCTGGTCCACGCCGACTGTCGCCATCGACCTCGCCGCGGCCTACGCCTGGACCGGACGGCACACGTGGACGATGGGCGCGATCACCACGTCGCAGCCGATGGCGATGCAGCAGACCTGGAACAACGCCGCCGTTGCATTCACCGGCCGCAGTTTCAACGCCGTCGACACGGCGAGCGACGTGGCGTCGCTGCTCGACATCCTCACAGTCGGCGGCGCGTCCCGGTGGAAAGTCGACAAGGCGGGCAACGCCACGTCGGTTGCGACGATCCAGGGACTGACGCTGCAGGCCGAGTCGGCTGGCACGATCCGCATGTCCGGCCGGTTCCGCATCACGTCGGCGGCCGACGGTACGCTGCTGCTGCGCAACGACGGGTCAACCGACTTTGGCCTCATCCAGATCGGCGGTTCGACGAGCCCGTTCCCGGCGATTAAGCGCGACGGCGCCAACCTGCGCGCCCGACTAGCCGACGACAGCGCCGACACAGCGATCGTCGCGCGGAACACGGCCAAAGCTTGGGTGGTGTTCAATGGCGTCACCGGATCCATAGTGGCGTCGTTTAACGTCGGCTCCGTGACTCGTTCTGCGGCCGGCAAATATACAGTCGCGTTCTCGCCGGCGCTGCCGACCGCAAATTATGCGGTGTTCGTCGACGGCGATGCCTATGCAGCGGCAAGCAACTCTATTATGTATGTCAAGAATGGCGGGAGCCGAACAACGACGGCGCTCGACGTCGAGGCGCTGACTTACAACGGGTCAGGCAACACCGATCCGCCATTCGTCCAGGTGGTCGTGTTCTGTTGATCGAAGGCAATCCAATGCTCATCGTCTACCAGGGCGCGGCCCACCCCGTCGTGATTTCACTGGCCGAGTGGCCCGCGCCAGATGAAACCGAACCCGCGTTCCGCGCCCGGATGATTGCCACGTGCGTGCCCCCCGGTGCATCGCATCTTATCGACCCCGTGCTGCCTACTGGCATCCCGCCCGAGCGCTGGGCCGTCGACTGGCAGGCCGGGACGATCACGGATGCTGGCCTGCCGGTGGCCACGCTGCGCTCGACCAAGATCGTCGCCGCTTGGGTCTCATGTGCCGCCCGATGCGAGGCTGCGTCGGTCGAGGTCACGACATCGGCGGGTGCGCACCTGTACGGCGTTGATGCCATCACGCGCGACAACATCTCCAACGCGTTGCTCGGCGTCGTCGCCGGTCTGGTCCCAAATCCGCGACCCTGGACACCCAAAGGTGCCGCCATGGTCCTGCTGACCCACGACGACATCCGCCTCGTCGCCGGCACAATTGGCGCGGCCTACGACGCGCACATTCAGGCATACCTCAGCCACAAGGCAGCGCTGGTGGCACTGACGACGGCTGCCGGCGTCGACGCTTACGATATCACCACGGGATGGCCGGGATGAGTCTCGCCCCCATCCGCCGCCGGTTCGTCGGGGTCGATCTTGGCAATCTGCCCGCGCCCGACGCCGTTGTGCCGCCGGATGTCGAGGCTGTCATCGCCGAGCGCAAGGCAGCGATCGCCAACGGCATCGCCGACCCCGATCTGCGCGCCGAGGTGGCCGCCACATTGGCGCTGGAGAGCGAGCCGCTGGCGAAAGACGCCGAGGCCGGCGCTTATCGCGAGCTGCTGCATTATCAGCGCGTCAACGAGGCGGTTCGTGGCGTGCTGTTGCCCACGGCCCGCGGTGCAGACCTCGACCAGCTGGTGACCCGCCTCGGTGTCCAGCGCCAAGTGATCACACCCGCCAACTCCAACGCATCGCCGCCCGTCGCCGCCGTCCTCGAATCCGACGCCGACCTGCGCTACCGATATCAGCTCGCGCTCGAGGCCCACACCACGGCCGGCAGCTACGGCGGCTACGAATTCCACTCGCGCACGGCGCACCCGAAGGTCAAGGACGTTGCGGTCTACGGCCCGGAGAGTGGCCTGGTGACGCCTGGCATCGTCCGCCTGGTCGTCTTGTCTCGCACCGGCACAGGCGTCCCGTCTCAGGAGGTGCTCGATGCCGTGTTCGCGGCCAATAACGATGCCGAGACGCGCCCGTTGACGGACCTCGTTCAGGTTCGGCCCGCCACCGTCGCCACATACCGCATCCACTACCATCTGCAGGTTCGTCCCGGCGCGGACCCTGGCCTGATCGTCATGGCGGCCCACGAGGCGCTGACGCTCTACGCCGCGCAATCGCACCGCGTCGGCCGCCGGATCGTCGACAGCGCGCTCGACAGCGCCGCCCACCAGGACCGCGTCAACGTCATCCGCGCCATTCGCATCGCCCCGCTCGGCCTGGAGGTAGACCCCGGCCCGGAAGGCGCGGCCTGGTGTGAGAGCGTCGTCGTCACCTACGAAATAGTCGAGGGCTGATGACCGCGCCACAGGTTCTGGCTGCTGATCCGGCTGTGCATCTGCTGCCGGGCAACGCCACGGCGCTTGAGCGCGCGTTGTCGGCATCCGACCATCGCATGCTGTCGGTGCCGCACAACGTCATTCGTGACGCGTGGAACCCGGACGTCTGCCCACCGCATCTGCTGCCCTACCTCGCGGCCGCGTGGAGCGTCGACGAGTGGGATCCGGTGTGGACCGTCGCGCAGCAGCGCCAGGCCATCCGTGACAGCCTCTACATCCACCAGCACAAGGGCACGATCGGCGCGCTACGGCGGGCGATCGGCGCCCTCGGCATGACGGTGACCGTCGACGAGTGGTTCCGGTATGGCGGCGCTCCCTACACCTTCCGGCTGCGGACGGCTCTGCCCGCCCGCGTCGGGTGGACCCGCGCGCAATCCATGACGCTCTACCGGACGGCCATCCACGCCAAGAACGTCCGGTCCCTGCTCGATTCGATCGTCATCACGCAACCGGCAGCCGAGACGACGCGGGTCGTGATCGGCTGCGGCGTTGGCGGCTCGATCACGACCCGTCTCGTCATCGCGCCGTTGTCGTTGATCGTTCCGCCCGCCGCGCGTCCGCACGTCGGGGCCGCTGTCATGTGTCAGCAATTCGCGACGATCCTGCCCCGCCAATAGAGGCCCCATGCCGCAAACATACTATTCTGTCGTCACTCTGACGGGCCAGGCCAAGATCGCAGCAGCCATCAGTGGCGGACCCGGTCTGGAGATTTCCAACATCGCCGCCGGCGACGGCAACGGCGCCGCCGTGACGCCGGTGGTGACGCAACCCGGCCTGGTGCGCGAGGTCTGGCGCGGCCCGGTTGTATCTGTCACGCGCGATCCGGCCGCGCCGACGCAGGTTATCGTTCGCGGCACAATTCCGGGAACGGTCGGGCCGACGACCATCCGCGAGCTGGCGCTGTTCGCGTCGGACGGCTCCTGCATTGCTGTTGCCAACTGGCCGGCCACGGAAATCGCCGGAAGCGGGGAGGGCGCGGTCACCGACATCGACGTGCGGTTCGTGCTGCTGGTCGACTCGGCGGCCGAGGTCAACATCCATGTGTCACTGGCGTCGCTGATCGGCGTCGCCAATCTGCTGCGGCCGCCGTTCATCGCCGTCGACGCCTTCGCCGACGCACCGCCATCAAGCCCTGCGGCGGGCGCGCTTGTGGTTGTGTCCGCCACGCCGACCGGTGCCTTCGCAGCCATCCCGCACCGGCTGGCGCAATACACCGGCGCCGCCTGGAGTTCGGTGGTCGCGCCGGTCAACACCATCGTCGGCAACGCGGCCGACGGCATCTACTACCGGCGCACGTCGAGCGGTTGGGTGCCGTGGTTCCCGTCGCAAATCCTCCGGGGCCTGGCGCGTGCCGCGACGGACCTCGAAACGGACGGCGGGACCGAGGATTCGATTTATATCTCGCCGCGTCAGCTGGCGCGGAAACTGGAGGCGGTCGTGGCCGCGGGGCGGCTGCCCTGGGACGTCATCATCCACGACGAAAAGACAGCCGGGTCGAACGCCGGAGATTTTTCGGCCATCAACACCTGGGACGCCCGAGAGCTTAACACCATCGCGTATGACTCAGACACGTTCGAGTTCACGCTGGCGGCCAATCGCGTCACGCTGGCCGAGGCCGGGACCTATCTGGTGATGGCGCGCGCGCCGGTCATCGGGATCGGCGCGTGCAAAACGCGGCTCCGCAACATCACGGCGGGGACGACCATCCTCAACGGCGCGAACACCCATGCGGCGCAGTACACCACGAACCAGTCGGAAGGCACGGTGCTTGGCGTGATCACGGTCGCTGCCGGTCAGGCGCTGGAGCTGCAGCAGTGGAGCTCGCAAGCGACGGTCAACCCGGGCTCCGGCAAGGGGGCCAACACGAGCGGCGCTGGCCTCGCCGAAATCTTCACTCAGCTCATGATCAGGAAACTCTGATGCCGGACACGATCCCCGTTCAGGACATCATCCTCGTACAGGATGGCATTGTCACGCAGGTGTGGCGCGGCTGCGCCCCTCGGTCGACCGAGGGGTTGGCCGGCACACTGCACGAAGTCGACGCCGGCACGGCCGTGGTCGGCATGCGCTTTGCCAAGGGCCGCCTTGTGCCGGTGCCACCGGCGTACTCCAAGGCGGAAGTGGCCGCGGCGATCATGGCTGAGGCCGAACGCGTTGTGGCGGCGGCGCTGGGATCGACGCTGCGCCAGGCCAGCATGCACCGTCACGCGACGGCCCTGCTGCGCAGGGTCGCCACCGGCGGAGTGCTGACCACCGAGGAGGCGGCCGATGCCGCGCTGCTCTACGACATCAACGCCTGGGAAAACGATGTCGTGGCCGTCCGCGAGGCATTGATCGC